TGGCTGGAGCAAGAATCAGCCGACAACGAAGACTTCTAGGAGAAAAACAAATGGCTAAAACAGACTTTAAACCCGTAATGTGTCGTAACGTGGAGTTTCAGTACCCTCGCTTGGGCGCAACTTATAAGTTCAACACCGCAGAAAAGCGCAGCGAGGAATGCCCACCACGTGCCAACGGCGCTGCGTACAGCGTCGGCTGGAAGATGGACGCAGAAGCCGCTGGCAAGCTGCACACAGAGTTAAAGGCGCATTACGAGAGCTGCCAGACGAAGGCACCATTCGGCAAAGTGTTTGGCATGTCCAAGAACGACGACGGCACGTTCAACTTCCGCGCAAAGCGTAACGGAACCAACGGCGCTGGCGATGAGAACCCAAAGCCAAAGGTCATTGGCGGCGACAAGCAGCCACTGGCTGACGTAAATATCTGGGGTGGCTCAACTGGCTCAATCAAGGTAACGGCCTACCCAGTGACCGACCCGGACGGCCAAGGTGGCATTTCGTTGCTTATTGACACCGTTCAGGTTGTTCACGCAGTGTACGGTGGCGGCGGACTGGATGATTTTGAGGAAGTGGCGTCAACAATGTCAGGCGGCTCTGACGCTTCACTTGATGACTTTGGCCCTGCCAAAGCTGCTGACCCGTTTGCTAATATCGCAGCGGCACCAGCGGCCAACGATCTAGGTGACGAAATCCCGTTTTAAGTCACCCGAAAATAAAGAACCCAGCAACTGTGGGAAGCTGCTGGGTTCACTCAGAGAAAAACGAACTGGTCAAAAAGGTCCGCACAATGAGCATAACGAAAAACACACCGACAGACAAGCCAACCATGTTGCTTGCACACGGTTCACGGGACACAAAAGTACACGACAGCGCAGCGATGTACGACGGCATCACGCTCGTTGAGATTGGGCGTCTCGTTGAAACACCGACAGCGTTGGACAAAACCTCCGCCAGTTTCGTCATATGTAGCTCATACCGCGAACATGATGGCCGAAACCACGAGGCGCAACGCACCAACGGCGAGTATCACATGATGGCCATCGACGTTGACGAGGGTAATCCGTCGCTCAATGAGCTGTTTGAGGCCGTCCAAGACGTGACAGGCAACGCATCGGCGCTTTACTACTCATCCAGCTCCGCAACTGAGGACAACAGGAAGTGGCGCGTGCTTATTCCGTTGGCCGAGCCGCTGTTGGGCGTTGATTACGCTGACTACCAGTTAGCACTGTTTGAGCAGCTACGCATCAAGCACAGCATTACGTGCGATGAGGTGCTGTCGCGCACAGGTCAGCCAATCTATTTGCCAAACGTGCCAGCAGACAAACGCTTTGATGGTGAGCCGCTATTTTACCAAAGCCGCAAGGAGCGCGGAAAAGGCTTTCTGCACCCTACAACGAGTCAGATCAATGCCGCCGTTGTGTTCCGCCGCAAGAACGAAGAGATGGCCGCCAAGCGTGCCGCCGCTGACCGTGAGCGCCGGGCAGTAGACAGGCTAGCAAAGCGTGAGCAGTATCCCGACAATGTTGACCCGGTTGACGAGTTCAACGCACGACACACTGTCGAGGATATGTTGCTTGCCAATGGCTATGAGCGCCAAGGTGCAGCCGACAGCTACAAAAGTCCAATGCAGTCATCTGGCAGCCACGCAACGAAATGCTTTGGCGATTACTGGGTCAGCATGTCAGGCAGCGACGTGGCTGCTGGCGTTGGCACAGGCAAGGAAAACTATTGCTGGGGCGACGCATTTGACCTGTACGTTTACTTTGACCACTCTGGCGATTTCACAAGCGCCGTAAGGACTTACGGGCAAGAGTTAAAGCCAAGTCCGTTCGAACAGGTCAACAAACAAATCAGCGACGCGCCCGTCAGCGAAGACTTAGATGACTTTGAATACATCCCGGACGAACAGCACACACTGCCAGAGGTGAAGTCAGACATGATTGATGATGACGACAAGCCGCTGGAATGGCCGACGCCTGTTGCACGTATTGACGAGGCCACGTTGCCACGCCGCCGCTGGATTTATGGCAGCACGTACATTCGTGGTTTCCTGACAGTCACGGCGTCGGCTGGTGGTATCGGCAAGACATCGTTGGCTATGGTCGAGGCACTGGCAATCGTGACGGGTCGGCCACTGCTGGGCGAAAAGGTACACGAGCCGACATCTGTGTGGCTGGTAAACCTAGAGGATGACCTGACCGAAATGAAAATTCGACTGGCAGCGGCAATGAAGCACTACGGCATTGCGCATGAGGAAATCGCAGGCAAGCTATTCATGGACGGCGAGGACACAATCTCAATCATGCTGGCCGCCGAAGGGCGCGATGGCATCGTGCAGAACGACGCGCTGCTGAACTTTATGCGCGACAAGATCAACGAAAATGCCATCGGCACAGTCATCATTGACCCGTTTATCAGCACTCACACAGTCAACGAAAACTCCAACAGCAGCATTCAAGCCGTCGTGGCCATGCTGCGCAGGCTGGCACGCGAGACTGGCGCAGCGGTTCACTTGGTTCACCACGTTCGCAAATCAAACGGCGAGGCGGCTACAGTGGACTCAGTTCGCGGCGCAGGCTCACTCATCGGCGCAGCCCGGTCGGCACGAGTTGTAAATAAATTGACAGAAGAGGAACTGAACAAGCTGGGTCTGGAGCCAGATGACGTAATTGGCCTGTTTCGCGTAGACAATGGCAAGGCCAACTTGGCACCGCCAGCGGAGAACGGCGTCTACCGTCGCATGGTGTCAGTCACGCTGGCTAATGGAGAGAGCGTGGGCGTTTGCTGCGAGTACAAGCTGCCAGACAAGTGGGAGGGCATGACGACGCCAATCGTCAACAGTATGCTGTCACTCATCAACGCTGGCCCAGAGTCTGGTGAAATGTTTTCATCACGCCCACAGGACCGCAGCAGGTTCGCTGGCACAGTTGTCACCAACTTCAACTTCCCGAAGGCTGCCGACAACAAGTCAGCAGTGCAGGCGCGTGGCATCATCAAGGAGTGGATGGACACGGGATTGCTAGAGGAAATCACATATCACAGTCCAAGCCAGCGCAAGGAGCGCAAGGGCGTGCAGTCGGTCAGCAGAGTTGGGGAGCAGTAAGATGAGAGTTGAATGGACAGGCCATTGGCCAGATTGCTTTTACGACAAACAGGATTTTAATCAAGTTTGCTGTGTGCAGGCGTTCGCTGATTGGGCCAACGCACAAGCGCACTTAGACTTCTATTGGCCAAATCATAACGCATCGCCGTGGCACATACAGTGCATGATTGAGATCGACGGCAGTGAGGTTGAGATGAACTTCTGGCCGCACAAAAACAAAGCGCAGTTTAAATATGAGAAAGCCATTGAACCGTTGTCGGCGTTTATCGTTGAGCTGCAAAGCCGGGTGAATGGCGACGGTGACGACTTTGATGTAATCGAGTAAACCAACCACCTAACAATCAAGCGCGCCAGTGCTGAAACAGGTAAAATGTTCAGTGGCGCACAAGTTTGCAAGTGTTTGAATAGGTTGACATAAAGGTGCGCCAGTGGGTTATTTCACTGGCGCATTTGCGTTTGAATGAGGCATAAAAAAAGCCCCCGAATGGAGGCTGTGTGGGCAAATGCGCCACTGGATTTGCTGAAATCTCTACCGAGATTTTACTAGCACTGGCGCACTCTGTCAACCCATTCAGGCACTACGTTAAAATGAGTGTCGGCATAAAGCCGTCACACGCTATTATTTGAACTGCGAGCCAGCGCCAGCCAGCGCCAGTGAATTGTTCCTTACCGCTTCGCGGGAACAAGTCACAGTCGCAGTCAGGAGCAGTCGGGCAGTTGTTTGCTTGGTTGGCTTAATGTAAAAAAAAAGAGTGCAGCGTAGGCACAGGTTAGATGGTGTGGGGATACAATGGCAAAAGCAACTAAAGCGAAACCAAAGTCAGCGGCAGCGAAAAAGGCGATGGCAGAGCGTGGCACGTTCAAGCGAGAAGCAGACGCACACACATACGCTCCGCTGGTGTATGCTGCTGTCAGGCCGTACGTGGCCGCGTCAGCACGCTCGGTGGCAGTGTGGGGTGATACGCTGGTCGATTGTGTGCCGCCAGCGTACGCGGTGAGGTATAGGGAACTGAAGGATGAGTTGGACTACGCAATGCGCGTGAGTGACACTGCGCTGGCTGTAGAGGCTGCACAGAGCCTGATGAAGGCGCTGGAGGTTATGGACACGAATGCGAGGGCAGGCGGTCATCAGCCGCCCGCTGTGGACGGCGTGCTGTGCGAACGGGGAGGTAAGGTGTATTGCTTCGTTATCAGTGGCTCGATGTCAGATATACGCAAGCGCTGGCCAACGTGGCTAGTTTACCATGTGTCAGATGTCTGCGCGATGATGGAGAACCAGTGGCAGGATGTGATGGCAGCCGTCAGCAAGGTCACTGATGCGTTCCCAAATGCGAAGGTGGCGAGGTACACGCCAACGTCGTTGGAGGACACGCTTGACTTCTAGCGAGCGCTGGTCGTAGGGTTAGCTTGTGCAGGCGTTTGTGTTCTCCCGGCTCTCCTGTGGCCTGCACTGTCTCAACTAAGGCTCCGGCGTAATGCTGGGGCCATTTTTGTAAGGTGATATGACAAATGGTAAGGCAATACGATGACTGACAACGATAAGCAGCGCACAGTTGAACTGTCGCTCGACCTGTTCGCTGAGGCGCAATACCTCGTTGACGATGAGGGTGATGATCCGCTGGTCGTTATGTCAGCACTCGCCAGCGTGTTGATGCACATGCGCGAGCAGTACGAATACGCAGTAATGGATGCGGATGAGCTGATACTTGACGTGATAAAGGCAAGCGGGCGTACGCGGTAACGTACGTGATGTTGTACGTTGGCTGATGCGTTGGTGATGCGTTGAAGGTGCGCTGACGCACAGTAACGCTGTTCACATACATGTGCGCGCGGGTATCATGATACCCCACATTCAGTCAACATTATGCGAAATCATATCTGGCGATAAGTCCAGTTTGGCTAAGTCATTGAAATCATTGAATCCGTTTATTAACATAATGGTGATTATAGGTCACTCGTGCCGATCTGGCCTGATTTGGGGTATTTTGATACCCCCCCCGGCCTCGGCTTTCGGCGGGGTGTGTGTGTACATATTTGCACACTAATTCCCAAGGAAACGGCAGCAAACGTGATTAAACCAATGCCCTACCCTCAATGAAAAAATAATGTTACGGTCAGAAAATTTTTGAAAACTTGGAGCAAACATGGCTGGTCAACCAAAGAAGCGGGCGTTGTTTACGTCTATAGAGGCGATGGCAAAGATAGCTGCGCGTGAGGCGAATGAAGACATCACTGGGCCTGATTTTATTTTTCAGTGGGTTGCTGATGGCGGGACTGTTGCGACGCTGGCCAAGGAGTTGGACTTGGATCGTTCGTTTGTCAGCCGTAAGTTAAACGCGAATGATGACTTCAGGCGCGCGCTGTCGGAGGGCCGCAAGGTTCGTGCCGACGCGATGGCCGACGAGGCGTTGGAGATTGCGGATAACTTGGTTGGGCCTGACTTGACGACGACGCACGTAGCGGCGGCCAGAGAGCAGATTGGTGTGCGCAAGTGGATGACGGGTGTGTACGATGCGGCGCGCTTTCAGCCGAAGGGTGATGTCATCACGGTTAATATTGGAGACTTACACTTGCAGGCTTTGCGTCAGATGCGCAACGTGACGCCGACGATTGTTGAGATTGAGGGTGGCGACGATGAGTGAAGAGAACCCATTAGTAGACTTTGTTTCTGCGTATAAGGATGACCCGGTTGCGTTTGTGCGTGAGATTCTGGGTGCCGAGCCGTTTGATTACCAGCAGGCGTTGCTTGTTGATATTGCCAATGGCGAGCGCAAGATTAGTGTTCGATCTGGTCACGGTACGGGTAAATCGACGACGTTCTCGTGGGCTATGCTTTGGTTTGCGATGACGCGGTTTCCGTTCAAGGTTGTGGTGACTGCGCCGACCAGTGGCCAGTTGTTTGATGCGTTGTTTGCTGAGTTGAAGCGTTGGATTAATGAGTTGCCGGAGGCGTTGCGTCCGATACTTGACGTGAAGAATGACCGGGTGTCGTTGCTTGCTGCGCCGTCGGAGGGTTTTATTTCGGCTCGGACGAGTCGCGCTGAGACGCCAGAGGCGTTGGCTGGTGTTCACTCTGCGAATGTTATGTTGGTTGTGGACGAGGCGTCGGGTGTGCCTGAGCAGGTCTTTGAGGCGGCGGCTGGTTCGATGTCTGGTCACAGTGCGGTTACGTTGCTGGCGTCTAACCCTACGCGGTCCAGCGGTACGTTCTTCGAGACGCAGACGCGGCTGTCGGGCAGTTGGAAGTGCCACCACTGGTCGTGTATTAAGTCGCCGTTGGTGTCGCGTGATTTTATTGAAGAGATGAAGTTGCGGTACGGCGAGGAAAGCAATGCCTACCGGATCAGGGTGCTTGGTGAGTTCCCGCTAGCTGATGATGACACGATTGTGCCGTTTCACTTGGTTGATGCTGCGGTGCATCGTGACATTGAGCCTGACGACCACGCGACGGTTATTTGGGGTTTGGACGTTGCACGGTTTGGCTCGGACAAGACGGCGTTGGCCAAGCGTCAGGGCAATACGATAACTGAGATCAACAGTTGGCAGGGTTTGGACTTGATGCAGACTGTGGGCCGGGTGAAGGCTGAGTATGATGGCTTGCCGATGAGTATTCGGCCCAGTGAGATTATGGTTGACGTGATCGGCATGGGTGGCGGCGTTGTGGACCGCTTGCGCGAGCTTGGCTTGCCTGTGCGTGGCATTAACGTGGCGGAATCGCCCAGCATGAAGGATACGTATACGAACTTGCGGGCTGAGTTGTGGTTTAAGATGCGTGGCTGGCTGGAGCAGCGCGGAGCTAAGTTGCCACGCAACGAGCAGCTTATTGCAGAATTGACGTCAATCAGGTATAGTTTCGTTAGCAGCGGCAAGATGAAGGCTGAAGGTAAGGATGACATGCGCAAGCGTGGGCTGGCTTCACCTGACTTGGCGGACGCTGTGTGCCTTACGTTAGCGTCAGACGCGGCGACGGCACTCGGCGGCAAGGCGTCAACGTGGGGCAAGCCACTGCGGCGTAATTTAAAAGGGGTGGCCTGATGGCTGGCAATAAGTTTCTTGATTTCTTAGATCGCTTTGACGGCGGTGGCATGGGTCAGTCTGGCGATAGGTTTGAGGGTGGCGGGCTGTTGTCTTTGCTTAGTAACTTGGCGGCAGACCCGTATGGCTCTGAAGACAAGGCTCGCATGGCATCGCGCAAGGCGTTTTACGGTGCGCAGGACATCGGCGGGCCAGCGGCTGCGCCAGCGATGAGGCCAATGATGAGGCCAGCAC